GTCGGCGGCGCGGCCTGGGCGAGTCCAACGCGCCCGAGTGGGTGTTCCTCGTGCCCGGCTTCGAGGTGTCGCTGGGCGCGATGGTGTGGCCGCCCGGCGCGGACCCGAACGATCCCGACGCCGGGAAGAAGGTCACCCGCGTCACCAGTCCCGACACGTCGCCAAAGCTCTACACCGTGGAGGTGTGATGCGCCGGCCCGTCCGCATCCAGGCGTCGAAGAAGGCCCCGCCCAAAGCGGTGAAGCTCCGATGGCGGATGAAGGCGCCGGGGGAGATCCAGCGCACGTTGCGCGAGGTTGCCCGGCGCTATGCCGATGCATTCGCCGCGGCCCTCTATCAAGAGGGGCTCGCGCTCGACGCCCTGGCCAACTCCAACGATTACATTCCGGTCGACACCGGCCGGCTTCGCGCGACGCACTACGTCGCCCCGCCCGTCATCACCGGCAAGCGGATCCGCGTCGAGGTCGGCTATGGGGTGGAGTATGCGATCTATGTCCACGAGCGGCGCGAGCTTCGGCACCCGGTGGGCCGGGCTCAATGGCTCCTCGCAGCGTTCGCCGTGAGGGCAAGCGGCTTCTTCGGCCGGCTCGCCGCGCGCACGTTGCAGAACGCGAAGAAGGGCGTGGGCGTCAAGGCCCTCCAGGGCCGCGCGCCCGCGAGGCCGGGAGATCCAGGCCCGTCCCCATCGAAGCGAGCCGAGGCGAAGAAGAAGGCCACCGCAAAGAAGCGCGAGCGAGCCAAGGCCACGAGGGAGCGACGACGCGAGCGCGAGAAGCAACGCAAGGCCACGGCCCGCGAGAGGAAGCGGGCGAAGCGGAAAACCAAGGCCGAGGCCGCGAAGAAGAAAGCCGCGGAGCTGAAGGCCCAAGGGCTCACACCGAAGAAGCGACGGCGCAAGCGCAGCAAGCCGAAGAAGGGGGCGGACGATGGAGGTGGTTGAACTCGACGCGGTGGTGGTGGCGTGGCTTGCCGGGCGCGGCCTCGGGCTGAAGGCGAGCCCCGCCCCCGGCGCCAACCTGTTCCGCGGCGCCGTGATGCCCTCGGGGAATGGTGTGCCGGCGCGCGCGGTTTTCGTGCTCTTCACTGGCGGCGATCCCGTGACGCCCATGATCGGAGCACGAAGCGGCCTCACCGACGACTATCTTCAAGTTCGCGTGCGCTACTCGGCCGGCGGCTACAGGGACGGGCAACTACTCGCCCAGTCCGTACACCGCGCCTTGGATCTCGCGCCGCTCCCCATCGCCGGGCTTCTACGTTGCCGCGCGAGCCTCGCCGCGATCGGCGAGAATGAGGACGGACAACCCGAGTGGTCGATCAACGTGCGCATTGTGGCGCACGTTGGCCTGTAGCAAGCGGACTGATAGGGTCACCCCAGGAGGACAGACACATGCCAGCGAGTCAGGGTTATCGAGGTGGTTTCTACGTGCGGACGGACAGCAACCCCGCGACGGACGCCGATGAGGTGGACGGGTTGAATGACATTCAGTTCAACCCCACCAACGATCTGATCGAGACCACGGCGACGAAGAACAACGACGGCTCCAAGACGAGGATGTACGGCCTCGGGGATTCGTCCTTCTCCGTCTCCGGTTTCCTCATGCCGGATGCCCCCCAGAAGAAGATGCGCACCGCGTGCTTCAACAAGACGGAGATCTGGGTGACGTACAAGCCCAACAAGGGCGCGGTTGAGGAGGTTGGCTATCACGGCAAGGTGCTCGTGGAGTCGTGCGACATGGGCTCCGGCGTCGAGGATGCGAACAGCTTCTCGGCGAGCATGTCGGGCTCCGGCGCCGTGGCGCTCCTGTAGGAGATCACGACAATGGCAACCCTCGGCCACCGGGCGACCATCCGCGCGAGCGGCGCCCCCATTCCCTTCGTCGCCGCCGGCATGACGGACACCGGCGGCGACGGGTTGATCTTCCAGCTCACGGACCCCGCCCGCCACATCCTCGATCCTGACACGGCGATCGTCGTGGAGGTGGACACGGGCGGGGGCTTCGTCGCCGCGCCCGCGGAGGATTACCGGGTGCTCCCCCTCGCCGGGATGGTGGCCTTCAAGGTCGCCCGTCCCGGCGCGACCGTGCGCATGACGGGCGCGGCCGTTCCGACGCTCGCCTTCATTGGCGCGCGCGAGTGCTCGGTGAGCATCCAGAACGAGATCAAGGACAACACCGCGCTCAACTTCAACGACGGCAACCGGACGAAAGACTACGGCCTGGGCGATCTCACGGGCGACGTGTCGCTTCTCGACGATCTCTTCTCCGACCTCGACCCCGGCGCCGGAGCTGAGAAGGTCGCCACCTGGATCAAGAACAAGGCAGCGAAGTTGATCGAGTACGCTCCATTCCCCGGTGAGGTGTACCGGGCGTGGGTGCTCCTCGACGGCGCCGACGCGGCGACGGCCGTGGATGACTACAACAGTGCCTCCATTTCCTTTTCGCTGGCCCCGAGGAAAATGGCGGGTCGTAACGAGTGGGCGAGCTACGGGATGATCACGACATGAGCAATGCCGAGGGAGCGATGGACGAGACGAAGAACGAGGAGACGCCCGGCGAGGGCGTGGCGGCCGGCATCGAGACGGGCGAGGCGAAGCCCGTGGAGCCGAAGCCGGAGCGGCGCAAGGTGCTGGTGCTGGACAAGGCCGACATGCGCAAGCACACCGTCGGCGCGCGCCGGCACTTCGCTCGTGAGGAGGTCGAGCTTCCGCTGTGTGACCCCGAGACGGGCGAACAGATCTACGAGGATCCCGAAACGGGCGCGCGCGTGCGCGCGGCTCCGCTCCTCGACGTCGAGGAGGGCACGGGCCGGATCATCCACGCCTTCGACAAGGCCACCGGCGAACTGCTCTATGAGGATCCGGATTCGGATGGCGAGAAGCTCGTGAAGGCCCAGCCCGTGTTCTTCCTCGCCGAGCTGCTCCAGCCGTCGGCCGGCGCGCGCAATCGGATCCTCGCGGCGGCCGGCGTGAAGCGCGACGGGACGGTGGTGCGTCTGGACAAGATGCAGACGCTCGGCGTGATCGAGTGCGCCGTCGTGCCGGGCACGGACACCCGCGTGTACGACGCGACCGACTACGACACGATCGACGGCTGGCCCGCGGGCGGATGGGCTGACAAGCTCTGGGCGCGCGTGTCCCGCGTCCTCAACGTCGACACGAAGGCCGCGAAAAAAAAGTCCGTGAGTCCGACGAGGTAGTGTTTCTTCTTCGGCTGTCGCTCAAGATGGGCCGGACATACAACGAACTAATTGAGGCGCTCGCGCCCGATGAGTTGGTGATGTACCGGGAACTAGAGCGGATGGACCTCGAAGAAGAGAAGAAGCGAAACGCCCGCGCGCGGGCACGCGCCGGGGGCCGTCGCTAGTGGGCGGCCCGCGTTGAGGCCGCCAGAGAGGTTTCTGCAATGAGCGGCTTCAACGTGGGCGCCCTGATGGCTTTCCTCGACGGTGACACGTCAGGATTCCAGCAGGGCATAGACGCGGCCGGCGCGAGCGCCGACAGGTTGGAAGCCAAGCTCGACGGAACGGGCTTCGACGGCTTCACCTCTAATGCCCAACGGGCCGTCAACGCCGCGGTTGGTTTCGCCGGCACCGCGGCCGGCGTGGCTGCCTCTCTCGATGACCTCGACGCGAGCACGGGCGCCGCATCGTTCGCCGCGCTCGCCGTCGGCGCGGAGTCGTTCACCGTGGCGGCCGGTGGAGCCACGGCCGCGGCAGCGAGCGCGGCGGCCGGCGTGGCTGCCCTGGGTGCTGCCGGCGCGAGCGCTGCAAGCGGGGCGGCCGGCGTGGCTGCCCTGGGTGCTGCGGCAACTGGAGCGGCGGCCGGCGTGGCTGCCCTGGGTGCTGGCCTGGGCGCCGCGAACGATGCGGCGGCTGGCCTGGGCGGGCAGCTCACGCCGGGGGCCGAGTCCGTCGATGCGAGTGCCGACGCATGGGCGGCCCTCGTGGATACCGTGGAAAAGGCCGCGCCCGCGGTCGCCAAGGTGGGCGAGGAGACGGCCGCACTCATCAAAGAGAATCCCGCCCAGGCGAGCGCCGACGCATGGGCATCCTGGATCGACGGGGCCGAAGACGCCCAGGCCGCGACCGAGAAGGTCGCCTCGAAGGGCGAGGAACTCGACGCGAGCGCGGCGGCGTGGGCTTCCTGGGCGGATGAGGCGGGCAATGCCGCGACCGTCGTGGCCAAGCTCGACACGCGCGTGGAGGAACTCGACGCGAGCGCTCAGGCTTTCCTCGTGTCCTCGGGGGAGATCTCGGCGAGCGACCTTGACGCGAAGCTAAAGGCCGCGGCGACGGCAACCGCGAAGCTCGAAGGGGAGATCGAGGAACTCGACGCGAGCGCCGCGGGCTGGGCCGCGCTCGGCTTCGATCGCGAGGTCGCCAAGGTCGCGCCCGCGATGGAGAAGGCCGCGGCGAAGACGAAGACATTCTCCGAGCGCCTCGACGACGCCAAGGGCAGGGCCGAGAAGATGCGCGAGGAGTTCGAGTCGCGCGGCTTCATGGAGTTCGGACAGGGCGCGGCCGTCGTCGCCGGTGGAATCGCGCTCGTGAGCGGCGCCGCCATCCACCTCGCGTCCGACGTGAAGGAAACCAAGAGCGCGATGGGCGTGGCGTTCGGGGACACAGCCGCGGCGACGGAAGCCTGGGTGAGCACCACGAGCGAGGCGATGGGCCGTGGTGCCGGCGTGATCCGGCAGAACGTGACCGGCCTTCAAATGCTCCTCGGGCCGATGGTCGGTAACAAGCAAGAGGCCGAACGACTCTCCAAGGCGTTCGCCACGCTTGCCGTTGACGCGGGGTCGTTCTTCAACGCTTCCGACGAAGACGCGCTCGCGGCGTTCAAGTCCGGGCTGTCGGGCGAGACGGAGCCGCTCAAGCGCTTCGGCGTGGCGATGACTGACGCCGCCTTGGATGCCTTCATGCTGGAGAACGGCGTGAAGGCGACAATGCAAACCCTGAGCGAGAGCAACAAGGTGAAGGTGCGCGCGGCCTTCATCCTCGACAGGATGAAGCAAGCCCAGGGAGACGCCGCGGCGACGGGCGACAGCTTCGCCAATCAGGTGAAACGGATCGACGGAGGACTAAGCGACCTCGGCGCGACGCTCGGCAATGCCTTGCTCCCGGCCGCCGAGGTTGTGGCCAACGCGATCGGCGACCTCGTGGGATGGTTCGGCTCGCTCGACGAGTCGACGATGAGGTGGATCGCGGGCGGAATGGTTGCTGTTGGCGTGACGGCCGGCCTCGCCGCGGGCTTCGTTGGCGTGGTGGCGATCCTCCCTTCCGTACTCGCCGGCATGAGCGCGCTTGGCCTCACGTTCGGCGGCATCGCCGCGGCGGCCGGCACCGTGCTTCTCCCTGTGGTGGCTGTCGCGGCTGGTATTGGCGCACTCATCACGATCGCCGGCATGCTCCAGCAAGCCTGGGAAATGAACCTGGGCGGGATGCGCGACGGGACGGATTCGTTTGCCGACTACATCCGACAGGCGTGGGACTGGGTGAAGCGGACCTCGCTTGCCGTGTTCAACACCATGACGAATTCGTTTCTTGATTTCGTCGAGGCATCGGCAAGCGGAATCAAGCTCCTGGCCATGGGGCTCGACGCCATTGGCATCGGCGATGGGAGCCTGAAAGCAACGCTCGACGTGAAGATCAAGGGCATCCGCGAGGCGCTCACGATCGACGCGGATGAGATCGAGGCATTCACGAGCGCGGCCGGCGACAAGCTCGGGGCGTTCGCGGACGGCGCCGCGGGCGTGATGCGCGACGTGGGAGACACGTTCTCTGCCGTCGGCGAGGGCATCGGCGAAAGCTTCAGCCGTGGCTGGGCGATGCTGAAGGGCGCGGTCGGCCTGGATGGAGGGGTGACGGACGGGGATGCAATCCGCAACGACAAGCAAGCCGAGGCCGCGAAGCTGTCGGCCGACATGCTGGCGGGCGTCCACACGGACGGGAGGAAGGAGGCAGAGAAGGAGGCGAAGGCTCGGCTAAAGGAAGAGAAGGATCTCGCCAAGCTCCAACAGGAAGCC